CGCAGAGAATATATCAAGAAACAGAACGGAAAAATGCGCCCACTGGGTATTCCGTCATTTCGAGATAAACTTCTGCAAGAGGCGGTTAGAATGTTTCTGGAAGCAATCTATGAACCGTTATTTTATGACCAGTCACATGGTTTCAGACCGGAGAGAAGTTGTCATACAGCTCTCGACCAGATAAAGACAAATTTTCGTTCTGTAAAATGGTTCATAGAAGGCGACATCAAGGGTTGCTTTGACAATATAGACCACGCAGTGCTTATTAAAACGTTAGAAGTCAAAATCAAGGACAGCAGATTTATCAATATTATCAGAGCTTTCCTGAAAGCAGGTTATGTGGAAGATTTTCAATATCATACCACAATCTCCGGTACACCACAGGGCGGAATCATTTCCCCTATTCTGGCAAATATATACCTGCATGAGCTTGACCGGAAAGTCATGAAACTCAAGGAAAAGTTCGATAAGCAGTCTACACGACACCAGACACCGGAATATCTTCATTTAGCGAAAAGAAGGCAGACACTTCAAAAGAAGATTGACAGGGTAAAAGGTGAGGAACGTGAGCTTGCAATCAAGGAATATAAAGCGGTGTGCAATCAAAAATTGAAAACGCCCGCAAGAATGTCCGACGATAAAAAGCTTGTATACTGCCGATATGCTGATGATTTTCTAATTGGAATCAGCGGAAGCAGAGAAGACTGTGAAGAAATTAAAGAGATTCTGAGAGAATTTCTATCAACGCAGTACCATTTAGAGTTGAGTGCTGAGAAAACAAAGATCACACACAGTGCTGAACGAGTACGTTTCCTTGGTTATGACGTTGCGGTACGCCGAAGCCAGAAGATAAAGAAAAAGGCAAACGGTGTTAAACAAAGAACGCTGAATAACTCTGTAGAATTAACTGTACCTCTCGAAGATAAGATCATGCAGTTCCTGTTCAAAAACGACATCATAGAACAAAAACCAAACGGAGAAATCTGGGCGGTTTGCGTTCCAAGATTAAGACATCTTTCGGAAGTGGATATTGTGAACAGGTATAATGCACAAATCCGTGGCATTTGCAATTATTACTGCTTAGCAGCGAATTATGATAAGCTGAATTATTTCCGTTATCTTATGGAATATAGCTGTCTAAAGACGCTTGCAAGCAAAAGCAACAGCACAACGAGAAAAATCATCCAAAAATATCGTCATGATGGCAAATGGGCTATTCCCCATGAAGTTAAAGGCGGTATCAAATATGCAAAGCTTGTCTCGTTAGCTGACTGCAAAGCCGGTAAGTTGATGTCCGATAAAGACCCATGGCAATACAAATCCTTTGACCCGAAAAAGCTGTCACAATATGTGCGGTTAAGCGCAGGGGTATGTGAGCTGTGTGGTGATAATAGTGATTCCTGCTGTATTTATCATGCAGGTAAAATGAAGAATCTGAAAAGCACTACGGAATGGGGCAAGAAAATGCTTCACATGAGACGTAAAACGTTGATTGTTTGCCCGAAATGCTTCAAAAAGATTCACAGGGAACAAAATAAATGACATGTCAATAATGAATGGAAAGCCGTGTACATCGAGAGGTGTAAGCACGGTTTGGGAGGGGCTTTGTGCAAACCTGTCATCGAAAGATGATAAGGCGGCACACTGCTACCTCACGAAAGAAAACTGGTGGAAGCATTGGAGGAAGAAAGTATCTTCCGTCAGATGGCAACGGTTATCAAGACTTCCAACGGCGACCGCAAGATTCCGATTGTGACTTCCAAGGGCGAAGCAGTCTGGATGGACGAGGAGCAGCAGTATACGCTCTCCGATGATACATTCGGTCAGGCATCGCTTTCCGCATATAAGCTGGGAACAGCAATCAAGATTTCTGAGGAACTGCTGAACGACAGTGTATTTGACCTGCCGTCCTACATTGCCCGTGAATTTGCCCGTCGTATCGGTGCAAAGGAAGAAGAGGCATTCTTTGTTGGTGACGGCAAGGGTAAACCGACCGGTATTTTCAATGCTACAGGTGGTGCGGAAGACGGCACTTCTACCACAGGTGCAAGTATTACATTTGATGATGTGATGGAACTTTTCTACTCCCTCAGAAGTCCGTACCGCAAGAAAGCGGTGTGGGTGCTCAATGATTCCACTGTCAAGGCTCTCAGAAAATTGAAAGACAACACAGGAAATTACATCTGGAGTCCGTCTGTGCAAGCAGGTGTACCGGATACCATTCTCAATCGTCCTTACAAGACTTCCAGCTATGTACCGGAAATCAAGGCAGGCAACAAGTGCATGGCATTCGGCGACTTTAGCTATTACTGGGTAGCTGATAGACAGGGACGCTCTTTCAAGAGACTAAATGAACTCTTTGCTATGACCGGACAGGTTGGCTTTCTTGCAAGTCAGAGACTGGACGGCAAACTGATTCTCCCGGAGGCTATTAAGACACTTACCATCAAGAAAGCGTGATGTAAATGATAACGCTGAAAGAAGCGAAAAATTATCTGAGAGTGGATTATGAGGAAGATGATAAGCTGATTCAGAATCTTCTTTTTACGTCAAAACAACTTGTGATGGATGTTGGAAGAATGAATGAGGACAGTTTTTCTCAGAATGAAGATACCGTGCGGACTGCGATGCTTTTCGCACTTGGGTATCTTTATGAAAACAGGAGCAATCCTGATTACAAAAAGCTGACATTAAATCTTCGTTCAATTCTGTTTGCACAGCGAGAGGGTGTGATGTAATGGAAATTGGGACTCTGAATCAGAGAATCACCTTTCTGGAAAATCGTGTCGTTACCGATGAAATCGGAAATCACACCGCTGTGTGGGACGAAGTTTTTTCCTGCTGGGCAAAAGTGACTTTGAAAGCTTCTGCGGAGCATACGGACGCTGGTGTGACCAAAGAAACACAAGCACTGGAATTCCTCATTCGGCAAAGTCGAAACTGGATGCCGTCTGTAACAGGCAACCGAATCTTGTTTCGGGATGTCACATACAACATCACCAGTGTTACACCGGATTATCTGCACAAAGATTATCTGAAACTTGCTGCAGAAGCCAGAAAGGCAGGACAAAATGACCAGTATTGACAATCTTGCAGAGGAAATTATGCAGGGCTTGCAGGAATATGCAGACCTTGCGGATACCGCTATGAAAAAGGCTGTCCGGAAAACCGCCACGCAAGTGAAAAACGAGATTTCCGCCAATGCTCCGAAGGACACCGGAAAATATGCAAAAAGCTGGGCAACGAAAAAGACTGGCGAAAACAGTCACTCTTTAGAGATGACAGTACATTCTAAAAACAGGTATCAGCTGGCACATCTTCTGGAAAAGGGGCATGCCAAGCGTGGCGGTGGTCGGGTATCCGGCAAACCGCATATTGCTCCTGCGGAAGAAAACGGTGTACAGTTGCTGGAGCATTTGATTGAGGGGGCTTTGTCATGACCTACGAACAAATCGCAGAAATGATGGAGGAAATGGGACTGCCTTTCGCCTACCATCATTTTGCCGAGGGCGAGAGTCCTGCACCGCCTTTTCTCATTTTTCTTTCACCTGGAGAGAATACATTTTCTGCGGATAATTCCATGTATTTCAGTTTTAAGATGCTGGATATTGAACTTTATACAGACGTTAAGAATCCTGAACTGGAAAATCAGATCGAAGAGGTTCTGAAACGTCATGAGATTTACTACACAAAATCAGAAGTGTGGATAGAGTCGGAAAGGCTCTATGAAGTGCTTTACGAAACGGAGGTTTAAGTCCTATGGCAAACAAAAAGAACAAGGTCAAATTCGGTTTGACCAATGTACATTACGCTAAAATCAAGGACTGGGTAACCGATGCCGGCGGAGCCAATTTGACACCGGTCTATGTGGACCCGGTGCGTCTGCCGGGTGCGGTTTCCATTTCCATTGATGCAAACGGCGAAAACGAAAATTTTTATGCCGATGACATCGTATACTACGTGATTTCCAACAATTCTGGCTATGAAGGTGATTTGGAAATCGCCTTGATTCCTACAGATTTCTCTACAGATATTCTGGGAGAAATCTTGGACAGCAACGGCGTTCTGGTGGAACGAAATGATGATGAGGTATCACAGTTTGCGTTGCTGTTTGAATTCACTGGAGATAAACGGAAGATTCGCCATGTTCTCTATTGCTGTTCCGCCTCCCGTCCGGCAACAGAGGGACAGACCACAGAGGACAGCAAGGAAGTAAAAACAGAAACCATCTCCATCAAGGCTTCGGCACTGCCCAACGGTCTGGTAAAGGCAAAGACCTGTGAATCCACAGATGCTTCTACTTATGATGGCTGGTACAAGAACGTATACACACCGGCAGCCGGAACGGCTTCCAAGACCACTGTGAAAGCATAAGGAGGGTGCAGTATGGCAATTCAGAAGAACATCACCATTGATGGGATTGATGTGCCGTTCAAGGCGAGTGCGGCAGTTCCCAGGCTGTATCGTTTGAAATTTCGCAGAGATATTTATCAGGACTTTGCAGCACTGCAAAAATCTGTGGGAGAAAAAACAGAGGATTCCTCTGCACTGGACATTGAAAGCCTTGAGGTGTTCGAGAATATCGCCTACATCATGGCAAAACACGCTGATCCGGAGAACGTGCCGGACAATCCCGACGAATGGCTCGAAGCCTTCAACACATTCTCCATTTACGAGGTGCTGCCGCAGCTCATTGAACTGTGGGGACTCAACGTGGAGACGCAGGCGGAGTCTAAAAAAAACATCGCAAAACTGACCGCCCGATGACAACGCCCCTCTTCCTTCTCCGATGTGTGCAGATCGGGCTGTCCCTCTCGGAGCTTGATCTGCTCACGATCGGAGTCGTGAATGATATGTTCACCGAAAAGGAAAATGACGAATATGACGGTTGGCATGAGGTGGCTGGACAGGCAGATTTTGATGCATTTTGACAATTGACTATTCCTCCTTGCTGTGCTATAATACTGGCAAGGAGGTGTACTCGTATGTCTAATTTTATTAATGCAGAATATGAAAAAGGACTTACTGATGTAATCAACGACATTTTTTATTGCAATACATCCTATCGCGGTAAAATCGGCTTTATCAGAGTACTCACAGAATATCTTGTTCGAAAGTTGACTGATTATCCGTCTTCAGACAAAATGATGTTAGGATATGATAGAGTTAAGAACATGATTGCGGATCTACCATACGGCACTCATATTCAAGAGTGTGTTGACAAAATAAAGAATGACATAGATGATAGCCACGGCGGAGATACTTGTTTACATACCGAACGTGTTGATGAAGTTTCTAAAGAAGAATATAATTACATACTTGATGCTTTAAGCGAATTGTATGCTTGTCTATTCATAAAGTTTTTTGCTGATTATGAATTTGGAAGCAATCAAAGAATAATGTCGGAGTTTTCACTGTTGCCTCCAATTATTCGATACAAAACCCTTATCTTTCTTTATAATACGGTTGAAAATGCGAAATCAAATATTCTTTTGATTGATAAGCTTGTAATTATCATAAAAAAGGTATTAGGAGATGAAGAAGCATATAAATGGGTTGAGGAAAGAAAGACACAGTTAGAAGGAATTCCATCGGTTGCAAATATAGACAAAACTGATCCAATACAGGTTATGCTTGCATTAAATTCCCCCAATATGTATCAGTGCTGTTTATCAAAAATCAAATCTGAATATCCGGAACGATATAAAACGTTTGAGGAAGCAAAAACATATTATTTGAAATTCGGAGGATTAGACGGCACTACAAACGATATACTCGAATTTAACGATATTATGGAATTTGTTTTCATGGGTAGAAAAGAGGCGTAAGTAATACTTTAAAGCACTTGCTCCGGCAGGTGCTTTTTTCATGCCCTCACGGAGGAGGTGAAGCACAGTGGCAAACCGCATCAAAGGCATCACGGTCGAAATCGGCGGCGATACCACCAAGCTGTCCAAGGCACTGGAAGGTGTCAACAAGGACATCAAGGGTACACAGACGCAGCTGAAAGATGTCCAGAAGCTGCTGAAGCTCGATCCTTCCAACACGGAACTGCTCTCGCAGAAGCATAAGCTCCTCGCCGATGCGGTATCTGCCACCAAAGAAAAGCTGGAAGTACTAAAAACTGCCGCAGAACAGGCAAACACCGCTCTTGCAAACGGCGAAATTTCCCAGCAGCAGTATGATGCACTACAGCGTGAAATCATTGAAACCGAAAACGAACTGAAACGCCTGACCACAGAAGCAAACAATTCTCACACCGCCTTGGAAAAGATGGGCGTTCTGGGTGAAACACTGCAGTCGGCTGGGGACAAAATTTCCGGTGTGGGACAAAAGCTGCTGCCCGTCACCGCTGGTGTCACGGCTCTGGGAACCATTGCTGTGAAAACTGGTGCGGATTTCGATTCCGCCATGTCAAAGGTGGCAGCTGTGTCCGGTGCGACCGGTTCAGAGATGGATGCCCTCCGGGAAAAAGCCCGTGAAATGGGCAGTAAGACAAAATTTTCAGCGAGTGAAGCTGCGGAAGCCATGAACTATATGGCAATGGCAGGATGGAAAACCAATGATATGCTCAGCGGTATCGAAGGCATCATGAATCTTGCCGCCGCTTCCGGTGAAGACTTGGCTTCTACTTCGGACATTGTCACGGATGCTCTGACTGCTTTCGGATTGTCTGCCTCGGACAGCGGACACTTTGCGGATATTCTGGCAGCCGCATCAAGCAATGCCAATACCAACGTCAGCATGATGGGTGAAACTTTCAAATATGCCGCTCCGGTGCTGGGTTCTTTGGGATACTCTGCTGAAGACTCTGCCATTGCCATCGGCTTGATGGCAAACGCCGGTATCAAATCCTCACAGGCTGGTACAGCACTGCGTGCAGCCATTACCAATCTGGCAAAGCCGACTGATACAGTAGCATCTGCCATGGAACAGTACGGCATTTCTCTGACAGATAGTTCCGGCAAGATGTATTCTCTGCGGGAACTCATGGAACAACTCCGACAGAAATTAGGCGGTCTTTCTGAGGCAGAACAGGCACAGGCGGCTGCATCGCTGTTTGGCAAAGAGGCCATGTCCGGTATGCTGGCGATCATCAACGGTTCCCCGGCGGACTTTGAAAAGCTGTCCAATGCCATTGACACCTGTTCGGATACGGTAGACGGCTACAATGGCACAACTGAAAAAATGGCAGCTGTCATGCAGGATAACCTTGCCGGACAAGTGACCATCTTGAAGTCCCAGCTGGAAGAATTGGCGATCAGTTTTAGTGATATTCTGATGCCCACTATTCGCTCTATTGTTTCCCGCATTCAGGAACTGGTGGACAAGCTGAATCAATTGGATCCGCAGACTAAAGAAACCATTGCAAAAATTGCACTGGTGGCTACTGCTCTGGGACCCATGCTGGTGGTACTGGGAAAGACCATCTCCAGCGTGGGGACGGTCTTTTCCGCAGTGTCCAAACTGCCCGCCCTTTTCTCTGCTGTGCAGAGTGGCATCGGAGCCATTACCGGAGCGTTGGGTGTGTCACTGGGTCCGTTGCTTGCCATTATCGCAGCTGTTGCCGCTTTGGTAGCTGCCTTTGTGCATCTCTGGAAAACCAATGACGAATTCAAGAGCAACATCATCGCCATCTGGGAACAAATCAAAAGCACCTTTACCGGATTGACACAGGGCATCACTGACCGGCTAAATGCTCTGGGATTCGACTTTGAGAGTTTCACCGATGTGCTGAAAGCGGCATGGGATGGACTGTGCAATCTGCTGGCTCCCATTTTTGAAGGCGTTTTTCAGAATATCTCCAACATCTTTTCAGAGTTTACAGGCGTTCTTCTTGGGCTGCTGGATGTTCTGATCGGTCTGTTCACTGGTGACTGGGAGCAGTGCTGGAATGGCATCAAGGGGATTTTTACGTCTATCTGGAATTTCGTTGTCAACACGTTCCGCAATATCATGAATACTCTGAAAGGCATTGCAGATGTGGTGCTGGGGTGGTTCGGAACAAGCTGGAACGAAGTCTGGACTTCTATCAAGACATTTTTTGTGGACACATGGAACAGCATCGCTTCCTTCTTCACAGGAATCGTTACCGGAATCCGGGACTTTTTCGTCAACACCTGGGCGTCTATTTCCAATACCTTCACCACCATTGTCACTGCCATTCAGACAGTGGCAACAACTGTATTTACGGCGATTCGGGATTTCTTCACCACCATTTTTACAGCGATCTACAACTTTTTCAGCACGATTTTCAATGCCATTTACAACGTGGTTTCTACGGTTTTTCAGGCAATTTATAACGTCATTACGACCATTTGGAATGCCATTTACACCACCTTAGAACCGCTGATCACGGCATTTGGTTATCTGTTTCAGACGATTTTTGAAGCCATCCAAATCATTGTGGGCAGAGTGATGGACTGGATCTCGGAGAAGATCAGTGCCATTTGGAATGCAATTGTGGCGTTTTTAACACCAATTTTAGAGGGCATCCGAACGACATTTGAAACCATCTGGAATGCCATCTCCAATACAATCTCCACGGTTTTGACAGCGATTCAAGATGTGGTGACTACGGTTTGGAATGCTGTATCTGGTTTCATTTCTTCTGTTTTGTCAGCAATCTGGAATGTGGTTTCTTCCATCTGGAACAGCATCTCCGGCACGATTTCCAGTGTGATGAATGCCATTTTTTCTGTGGTATCGTCTATCTGGAATCAGATTTCTTCTGCGGTTTCCAATGTTCTGAACGCCATCCGGTCGGTGGTGTCTAACATCTGGAACAGCATCAAGAGCACCATTTCCAACATGATGCAGAGCATTTCTTCTACGGTGTCCAGCATCTGGGACAACATTCGTTCTGCGGTTTCCGACAAAATCAGCGGCATCAAGTCCACCATTCAGAGTGGATTCGATGCCGCTGTGGGATATATCAGGGGACTGGCTTCCGATGCTTGGAACTGGGGACGGGACATCATTCAGGGAATCATTGATGGCATTCAGAGTGCAATCGGCTGGCTGGCGGACTGCGTCACCAATGTTGCCGATACCATTCGGGATTTCCTGCACTTCTCTGTACCGGACAAAGGTCCGCTGACAGACTATGAGAGTTGGATGCCGGACTTTATGAAAGGGCTGTCTGACGGCATTAACAAAAGCAAAAAGTATGTGGAAAAAGCAGTGGGCGGTGTGGCGAAAGCCATGCAGCTGACCATGGATTCTGATTTGAATTATAGTTTGAATGGCATCTCCGGTGCGATAGTCGGCGGCAGTTCCGGTGGTACGGTCAATAACTACTATAATAACGACAACAGCCGGACAGTGAATCAGACCAATAATAGTCCGAAGTCACTGTCACGGCTGGAGATTTATAGGCAGACGAGGAATGCGGTGGAGATGTAAAAAGGAGCGATTTATCGCAGTTTTGGTAAGTTATAGGTGTTAAAATGTCAATTTTAATTTATCGGATATACTTGTTTTAAGTATTCTGCCAACATATCCGGAATATATTGATAATGATGTGTATCATATAACTGATAAGTGACATCTGCATCATGAGATTCCAGGCGTTGAGCCAATTTTTCCAGTCCTTCTAACGTCGTATCATGACCATTATAGTATTCGCTGTAATCAGAATCCTCTAACTTTCCGCCACATAAAAAGACTTTTTTGCAAAGCACATCATTTCTGTCAAAATATCCATAGTCATTGATATAGTCTTCAGGATTTACTCCCAGTTCTTCATGATACAAATTCCAAAATGCCGGACTTCCAATGATGTAATTTCCAAATGGCTGGTTTTCATATAAATCGGATTTGAATAGTGCAGTATGTGCAAAAACGCCACCGTTGGAATGACCATACAGTGTTGAATTCGCATAGTCAATGGAATAATTTTCTCCAAGATACGGCATCAAATTGTCTGTGATAAAATCAAGCAGCATATCTCCTTTTTGAATGAAATAGGCAATGCGGTTATCATTATCTGTTCCGTCAATGCTGTAATTATACCCCAGGCTGACAAGGATAACCGGAGCTGCTTCACCATTTTCCATAATGCCTCTCAATTCAGTGCAGTTTCCAAACCGCCATACCCCATCTGTCAGAAAAAATACAGGATATGTTTTATTGTCATCATAGTTTGGCGGCAATGTGACATGAACCAGAAATTCAACATCCAGTTCCTCATCATAAATATTGATTTCATCAATGTAATCTTTTATTTTCTCCACTGCATTCCTGTCATATTCCCATACATTTCTGTAATCTGTATCCTCATGATTTCCGGCATATAGTGACTGGTCTGAAACATCAACTGTTCCTGCCGGAAGTGTTTCATATTCTCCTGTTTGTAATGCTGCATCGGCAGCCTTTATACGAATAATATCATTTTCAATTTCTTCATCTGAAAAACCATATTGTTTCTCATCTTCTCGAATCCAATCTAAATACTCCTCAAAATTAGCAAAAGATTTATTTTCCTGTATTCCTTCGTCCGCATTATGGAATCTAAACTCAATTTTGCCACCATCATAATTAGGGTCACTATTCGGAACAGGGTACAGCAGCAAAAATCCATCTACTAGAATATACTTTAATGGCAGTTTTTCATTGCCGTTTTTCAGTTGTGCTAGGCTCTGTTCATATTCCTCTTCTGTCATATTACCGCGGTTGTTTTCAAGAGTTTCACGCAGCTCATCTGCCGTGTAATATTCTACACTCACATTATGTTCGGACGTTTCAGCAGATTCTGTCTGTGATTCAGTAATAGAATCAAGAAGTGTCAGTTCATGTTTGCTCACTTTCTCTAACTCCATTGGTGTCATCTTGTTCGTAAGCTGTATTTTTTCAGAATCCTGAACACTTTCTGATACTGATTCATTACTTTGAGATGAATTCAAATTGTTACTACAAGCTATCGATGATATAAGCATAAGAAATGACAAAAGAGCAATTACTATTTTTCTCATTATGGTGCTATTCCTTTCAATTTATTTGTTGAAACTTTTGAATATATTATACCACACCCATATACCCAAAGTCAATGAAAAGTAGGTGAAACTTTGTTCTATACCTTAATTCTCGAAAACGAAGCAGGTCAAAAAATCGACCTATCCAAAACAGCAAACAGGTTCATGTTCTCCAAAATCAAAGGACTTGATCCCCCAACAGGAACAGTCAGCACTTCAAATTATGCTGGCATGAACGGCAGCTACCTCAACAACGCTTTCATTGAAAAACGAAACGTGGTCATCTCCTTTGCCATGCGTGGCATTGGGATCGAGAAACGGCGGCATCAGCTGTATCATGTGGTCAAGCCGTCCCGATACATCAAGATCTGGTACAAGACGGCGAACATCGATGTCTATGCCGAGGGGTATGTAGAAACCTGTGAGGTGTCAAATTTCGAGCAGCAGATCAGCGGGCAGATCTCCATTCTCTGTCCGGATATTTACTGGTACAGCCGGGATATTTTCTATGCCTATTACAGCGGCATCACCGGAGCATTTCATTTTCCCTTTCCGGAGAGCGAGGCTCTGTTTCCTTTGGGCGTGTATGCCACCAACGATACCTTTTCCATTGTCAATGACGGAGATGAAACCGGATTCACACTGCGAATTGAGGCATTGCCCAGCGACATTCCGCAGGAAGTGGTGGCAGTGACACCGACCATCTACAACGAAAACGGTGAGTATCTGCAAATCAAAGGTGATATTCTGACCGGTGATGTCATTACGGTTACCACGAAAACCGGAAACAAGACCGTCACGCTGACACGCAATGGCGTAGACAGCAATATCCTGAACCGGCTGGTTTCCGGTTCGACTTGGCTGACCTTGAAGGAAGGCACAAATATCTTTCGGGTCGAGGCAGTTCGAGGTGTGAAAAAGCTGCGTGTAACTTTGATGCACCGCAATTCTTATCTGGGAGTGTGAGAAATGCAGTTGGAAATTTACAGCTTGATGGCTTTGAAAGATCAGATTTCTGTGTCACTGGAAGCCATCTGCGACAGTTATTCTTCACTCTTATGGGACATTGAATTTTACCAGTGCGGCTGTTTTGAGGTGTATATCGCTGCCAGTCCGCAGAATGTATCTATCTTTCAGCGTGGCAGAATTGTGGCAAGGAGCGATGATGCACAGCACTTCGGCATCATTGAATCTCTGCAATTGGAGACCGATGCCGAAAAGGGCGATTATCTGACAGTCACCGGACGGTTTCTTGCCTGTCTGCTGGAACGAAGAATCATCTATCCCACCATCACCGCAAACGGCAGCTATGAGGACATCGTCCGCAAGGTGCTGTCCCGCAATGTGATTTCTGCCGGAATCCGCAATCTGCCCGGTTTTTCCATGGGAACGGTTTCCGGTGACTGCTGGCAGAACACCGCACGCATGCAGGTCAGCTATGACAATATTCTGGAATGGCTGTACAGCCTTTGTGAAACCATCGGCGGTTCAGCAAATGTGCGGCTGGATGGAAATAAACTGAAATGCAATCTGTTTTCCGGAACAGACCGCAGTTTGTTGCAGGATGAAAATCCCCACATTGTATTCTCCGATGCGTACAACAATCTGCTGTCCTTTTCCTATGCGGCGGACGATGCGGTGCAGAAAAACTTCGCCTATGTGCTGGGCTGCGGTGAGGGCAGTGCCAGAAAACGTACGACCTTCTGTTCCGGTACAGAGCCGACTTATCTTGACCGCTATGAGGTGTATGTAGACGAACGAAACACGGCACAGGAAGAAGATGTGACCGATGCGGAATATCTGGAAATTTTGAAAAGCAGCGGTGCAGAGCATCTGGTGCAGCCAAAAACGGCATCGGAATCCGCTATCGCTGCTTTTTCGACCCAGTATCAGTACAACAAGGATTACTTTGTGGGCGACTATGTGACTGTGGAACAGAGAAGATTCGGCTTGATTCAACCTCGAATCCAGCTGATTGGCATGGTGGAGAGTTTCGACCAGAATGGCAGAAGTCTGACCCCGACATTTAAAGAAATGGAGTGAGCATATGTCATTTTCCTACGGCTTTTTTAATGCAAAAAATCTTGACCGGGTATATACCGCAGAAGATTTCACGGCATATTTGTCCAGTTTAATTTGCAATGGGATTCTGGATACTTACCGGCAGTGTTTTGCACCAACAGTTAAAAGTTTATCTGTTACATTCGGTACAGGCAAGGCGTGGATCGATGGACACTATTTTATCAGTGATACCCTGCATACCATCGACCTTTCTTCCTATGTAGATGAATCTTTGAATCGTTATGTAGCAATCGGGATCTATTGTGATCGTTCTACTCGTACCTGTGGGATTCGTATTCTGACAGGTACAGCAGCCACCAGTCCAAACATTCCCGCCTTTACCAACAACAATGTGACGACTTATCTGACTTTAGCAGTTGTAAGACTGCGTGCTGGAATGACAGCTATTCTGGATTCTGACCTGACAGACTGCCGTGCAGACGAGAGCAAATGCGGTTACTGCAAGTGTATTCTTGGCAAGTGCAGAGTGACGGAGATGCTTGCCGAAATGGCAAAGACGAATGCCACACTGGACGAACTGCAAAAGCGACTGGATGCGATGAATAGTCAGATTTCGGAACTGCAGACCAAGGTAGATGACTTGACGGCAGGCGAAATCCTAGCGACCGGACAGTGCGGTGAAAACATCTACTATGTTCTCTACGACAACGGCAAACTGCTGCTGCGTGGAACGGGTGCAACATACGACTATACTTCTCATGATTCTGTGTTTGATCAAAACGACCAGATCAAGGAAATCGTGCTCAGTAATGGTATTACTGGTTTGGGCGATCGTCTGTTCTATCATTGTTCCAATGCGAAAACGGTATCTCTGCCGGCTACACTGACCAGCATTGGTGATTCTGCTTTTGCACAGGAAGATGCTGCAATCGGCTATACCGCTGGTCTGACTTCCGTTACGATTCCGCAGGCTGTTACTGCGATCCAGTCGTTTGCATTTCAGCACACTGCCATTGCAGAAGTCACTGTGCCTGCCAGCGTGAAAACATGGGGAAAGTATGTTTTCAGCGGCTGTGCAAAGCTGAAGACTGCTCGTGTTGCGTGTGATTCCATTGGTGCTTTTGCGTTTACAAGATGTACAGCATTGTCCAGCCTTACCATTTCTGCGAATTGCAGAACCTTTGGGGAAAATATGCTGACATACTGTGAAAGTCTAACAGCCATCACATATGAAGGGACGATCGCTCAGTGGAACGCCATCACCAAACCGGTCAACTGGATGTCTTCCGGAGAACATTCTTACAACAATTATCTGAAAAAGATCCAGTGTGTAGACGGCTATTTGGAATATGATCCTGAAAATAATGTGTGGAACGAGGTGAAAAACGGATGATGAAATTTTTAGTGAAACAGCAAAAAATCGAAGCACTGGAGCGAGAGGTCATTGCCTCTGACCAGATCGCATTTGTTTCGGTAAAGTTCGTGTTCGATGGAGCTTGGAAAACGCTGCACAAAGTGGTGCAGTTCACGCAGTGCGAAGAAACATACAACGTAGTGCTTGGCACAGAGGGAACGACTTGTTTGCTGCCTGCCGAACTGCATCCTGGTGCGGTGAAGATGAGTTTGTTTGGCTACGATGCGGAAAGCGATACCACGGTTCGAGCAACCACTGTTCCTTTCACACTGCACATTCGACTATCTGGGTTTGTTGCAGATGGGGATACGCCAATTCCGCCGACTCTGGATCTGTATACGCAGCTTTTGAAAAAACTGGACGAAAAGACTGCTGGACTTCAAAATGGAAAAGATGGATTTTCTCCAAAAGTGAAGGCGGAGCAAATGAAGTCTGGTGTTGTAATTACCATTGTCGATGCTGATGGTGAAACTTCCGCAACGCTTCATCATGGTGCAAATGGAGAAAAAGGTACAGACGGTAAATCTGCATATCAAATTGCGGTAGAACAAGGTTATCAAGGCTCTGAATCAGACTGGCTCTCTTCCTTGAAAGGCGATAAAGGTGAAAAAGGCAATACAGGAGCCAAAGGAAATCCCGGTCAAGATGGTACAGATGGAAAATCAGCATATGCAATTGCAGTGGAGCATGGCTACGAAGACTCCGAGGAAAAATGGCTTTTATCCTTGAAAGGTGAAAAAGGTGATACTGGTGAGCGTGGTGAAAAGGGCAACACCGGAGATAGAGGGCTGCAGGGCGTTCCAGGAGAAAAAGGTGAAAAGGGAGATGCTGGCGTAGCTGGTAAAGACGGCACAGACGGCTTTTCCCCGATTGCGAATGTTGTGAAGAATGGCAGTGTTATCACAATCACCATTACAGATAAAAATGGTACAACTACAGTGACATTAACAGAGGGTGCAGCCGTAGACCTTACACCCTATGCTAAGGTTACTTATGTGGATGAAAAAGTGCAGGAATTGTCCGACAGTCTGACGTACACCCTGCAGGAGCATACACTTTCCATCACACACCTGGAAGATAAATCGCATACCCACGAAAATCAATCCGCATTGGATCAGATCACTGCCGCTAAAATCGCACAATGGGATGGTTTCGGCACACAAATCAATGGGCTTAGCACAAAGGTTACGGTCTATTCGGAAAAGACAGAACGCACTTTGGAGAGCCTGCAAAAGCAAATCGACAACCTGACAAGCGGCAGAAATTACACCGTCCTGTTTCAGTCCGGGCAGAATGCCATTTCGACCTATGCATCAAATCTCAGTATGATTCTGGACGGCAGGTATCAGACAATGGCGGATTTCCTGACTGCTTATCCGCAGTTTTGCAGTGCAGAAAATGATTTCATGTTGTCCTACTCGCAAACGTGTTTTAACTGGGATAAGTCGGTCTTGACCGTTTGTGCAAAGCCTCTGTCTCTGACGAAAAATGCGGAAATCGTGATGTCCTATCAGTCGGGTTCCAGCGAAGCCGGAAGCCTGTATCTGGTGCAGAAACCGCAGAAGATCGACATTCCTATTGGTGTGTATGTGAACACAGAGATCGATGCAAATCGTGCGGTTTCTCTGGATTTCCAATGGCTGCAGTCGGAAACCTTTATCACCACCATCACAGAATGCACCGGCATTTCTGACGGCGAATATTACCTTGCATGGGCAGGCAGAAGCAACAATTCCCACCCGAAAATCCGATTTCTGAAAGTACTGGAGGGTTGAAAATGAAAGAAACCATTTGTGTAGCTGTCGGCTTGGCCGGCGGCTTTTTTACTGCCATTTTTGGCGGCTGGGACTCTGCTCTGGTGACACTAGTCGTCTTTATGGCAATCGACTTTTTCACCGGCATCATCACCGCCATAATGAAAAAATCGAAACACACGGAAAGCGGCGGACTTTCTTCCAAAGCCGGCTGGTTCGGTCTGGCGAAAAAAGTCTGCACTTTAATGCTGATCGTCGTTGCAGTTCGGATGGATATTCTGCTGAATACCAACTACATCCGGGATGCTGTTTGCATCAGCTTTTGCCTGAACGAACTGCTTTCCATTGTGGAAAATACAAGTTTAATGGGGATCCCGTATCCGCCTGCAATCAAAAAAGCAATCGATGTTTTGCAGACGAAAGTCGGCAGAACCGAAGAAAAATCAACTGAAAACTCAAACAAGGAGGACTAACTTATGGCAATTTTAAGACCTGATTCTACATCCACACTCGGTGGTGTGACCGTCAAGGAATATCTGCTTACCAAACATAACCCGAATCGAATTGATATGCCGAGTGTCTCTATGACCGGAAAAATTATCGGTGTGACCGTGCATAACACAGACTGGATTTCTGTTGCGTCCGGCACAACTCCGGCAGAACAGTACACTCGTGCCACGGTAAACGGCAACATGAACGATGTGCGTGTTCACTATTACGTGGACAATACTTGTGCGTGGCAGAACTTGCCGCTGACGCTCTCCGGCTGGCACGCTGCGGACGGCTCCGGAAACGGAAATCGCCGCACAATTGCAATTGAGTGTATCATGTCCGGTGCGTATAACTCAATTGACAAGAAATCGGAAGATAACTGTGCGAAATTGGCTGCGGCTTTGCTCAAACAATACGGTCTGGGTATATCGCATTTATACACCCATACCCACTGGCTAAATGTTCGGGACGGCAAGTCCGGCACGGTAGATCAGTTGAACACCATGCAAAACAAGTACAAAATGTGTCCGCTGTATATCTTGCCGCACTGGTCTGCTTTCAAGGCGAAGGTGCAGTCTTATTTGAAAGGTTCTACAACGTCAACATCTACTTCTACTACCTCACAGATTTACCGCATCCGAAAAACATGGGCTGATGCAAAGTCGCAGATTGGGGCATATTCCTCATTGGAAAATGCCAAGAAGGCTTGTAAATCCGGATATACGGTTTTCGATTCCTCCGGAAAAGTGATTTACACCTCGAATCCTACTTTCTCCAAAGGACAGCGTGTAACATTGCAAAATGCTCCGCTTTTTTCCTCGGATTCTGCAAAGACCTTTTCCAAGAAAATATCCGGCACGTACTACATCTATGACGGCAAGGCTTGTGCCAACGGTAGATATCGGATTACCAACACTGCCGCCAACTGCGGAAAGACTCCAATTGGCAGCTACGTGACCGGGTATGTTTCTTACGATAATTTTAAGTGAGGTGCATTATGACGAAATCGCAGAAAAATTCGGTTGATGAAATGGTGGCGGTCGGAATCTCAATTCCAAAAATCGCTGCCTTTCTGCACGTCTCGCAAAACTCCATCAAGTCCTACTTACAGCGAAATCACCCTAACAATGTCTGCCGAAATTGCGGCACTCCTGTTCTGCAAGTGCCGCATCGCAAGCAGAAAAAATTCTGCTGTGACGCTTGCCGGATGCACTATTGGAACACGCATCCGCAGGAAATGCAGCATGAAAACGCAGCCACGATTCCCTGTGCGTTCTGCGGAACGCCGGTTCTCAGCTATCGAAATCATCCGAGAAAATATTGCTCTCGTGCTTGTGCTGCGAAAGGAAGGTATCAATGACGAAAGAAATTGAAATTTACAAAGTATCTATGGCGGTTTTGCGAAATTTCCTAAAATCCGGACTGCTGACCCAGTCGGAATTTGTGCAATGTGAACAAACTCTCGCCGAGAAATGCGGGTTATCTTTGGGCAGTATTTTCCGAGAAAGTGCTTGACTTTCTGCCCCCAGTAGAGGGAATATGTTAGCAAGCATACGCTTAATACAAAGAAACAGGTGATGAAATTGGAGCGAAAAGTACATCGGGTGCAGCAGCGACCGTCCAAGCCGAAGCTGCTAAAAGTCGTCGCTTACGCCAGAGTTTCCAGCGGAAAAGATGCCATGCTGCACTCTTTAGCGGCTCAGATTGACTATTTCCAAAACTTGATTCGGCAGCACCCCGGCTGGGAGTTTTGCGGTGTGTTCGCAGATGAAGCGAAAACCGGAACAAAGGATGAGCGACCGGAATACCAAAAAATGTTAGAAAAGTGCCGGAATCGAGAGGTGGATTTGGTGATTACCAAGTCGATTTCTCGGTTTGCACGGAATACCGTCACACTTTTGGAGACCGTTCGGGAGCTGAAAAGTTTAGGAATTGATGTCTGGTTTGAAAAGGAAAATTTGCATTCCACCTCCGGAGACGGCGAATTGATGCTTTCCATCCTCGCCTCATTCGCTCAGGAGGAGAGCAAATCCGTCAGCGACAACATGAAATGGCGAATCCGAAACGATTTCCAGCAAGGCAAAATTGGCAGCATTACCATTTTCGGATACCGCAGAAATGCCGATGGTGTGCTAGAAATTGAGGAATCAGAAGCCAAAATTGTGCAGATGATTTTTGCGGATTATTGCTCCGGAATGGGACAATGTGCCATTGCGAAAAAAATCAACGCCATGGGGATTTCCACGAGACAAGGCAATTTTTGGACGGGTCAGCGTGTGAAAGAAATTCTGGTCAATGAAAAATATGTTGGGAATATGTTATTGCAGAAATATTACCGACAAGACCCGATTGGAAAACGAAAGATGAAAAATCAAGGCGAGCTGCCGAAATATTTCGTGGAGCAATCCCATGAGGCGATTATTTCTGCGGAATTGTTCGAGAAAGTTCAAAACTTAGTAAAAAAACAGACGAAACAATTCTCCCATCCCGGTGCAACGAACCGTTATCCGCTGTCCGGCATGGTGCAGTGTGCTGCTTGCGGAAAAAGCTACCAGCGAAAAATTTACAAGCAAGGTGCGGTTTGGATGTGTGCGACCTATCTGCGTCAAGGAAAATCACACTGTCCTACGGCAAAGCAAATTTCCGAACGGATTCTCTATGAGAAGATTTGCTCTGCTTTGCAAATCAAAGAATTTGACGTGGAAATTGTGAAAAGCAAAATTGAAAACATTCTGGTGTCACCGAATTGGCTGACTTTCCTTTTCAAAGATAATACGGAGAAAGCCATTTCTTGGAAGAATTATTCCAGAAGTGAAAGCTGGACACCGGAGATGCGACAGGCTGCCGCAGAAAGGAGCAGAAAATGCCAAAAGTAACCGTCATTCCGCCGTCTATCAATCGGACAACTTGGCAGTCCACAACCACTCCAACTCGCCGAAAAGTCGCTGCTTACGCCAGAGTTTCCACGGATTTCGAGGAACAGCTCACCAGCTATGAGGCACAGATTTCTTACTATACCAATTACATTCAAAGAAATCCGGATTGGGAATTTGTTAAAATATATACAGATGAAGGAATAAGTGCAACATCTACGAAACATCGAGAGGGCTTCAACTCCATGATTGCGGACGCTCTGGATGGAAAAATCGACTTGATTATCACAAAAAGTGTAAGTCGGTTCGCTCGAAATACGGTTGACAGCTTGACAACTATCCGAAAATTAAAGGAACATCACGTGGAATGTTTCTTTGAAAAAGAAAATATTTGGACTTTTGATAGCAAAGGCGAATTGCTCATCACCATTATGAGTTCTCTTGCACAAGAGGAGTCTCGCTCTATCTCGGAAAATGTTACATGGGGACAGCGAAAACGATTTGCTGATGGAAAAGTCAGCTTGCCGTATGCACACTTTTTGGGCTATCGGAAAGGCGAAAATGGTCTGCCGGAGATTGTTCCGGAGGAGGCGGAGACGGTTCGATACATTTATCAGCGATTCATTGACGGTTTAACGCCTTACAAAATTGCAAATGAGCTGACGGCTCAAGGCGTTCCGACTCCCTGCGGAAAGGAAAAATGGTCAGCTAGTACGGTGAAAAGCATTTTGACGAATGAGAAATACAAAGGCGATGCTCTCTTGCAGAAAAAGTTTACGGTTGATTTCTTAACGAAAAAGCAACAAATCAATGAGGGACAAGTTCCGCAATATTACGTGGAGAATAGCCATCCTGCGATTATCACACCGGAGGAGTTCGATTTTGTGCAGTCAGAATTTCAAAAACGATGTATGAAACCATACAGCAGCACCAGCATTTATGCGACCAAGATTATCTGTGGAGATTGCGGCAGTTATTTTGGTGCGAAAGTTTGGCATTCCAACAGCAAATATCGCCGAGTCATTTACCAATGCAACAGCAAGTTTAAAGGCAGTCATTTCTGCACCACACCACATTTGTATGAACCGGAAATTCAAGAGAAATTTCTGCAAGCTTTTGCACAGTACTTTTCGCAGAAAGATGTGGTCATCAAGAATTGCCAATTCGCCTTAAATTGCTTGAAAAAGCAGGAAAGTAAAAAGAAAGAGCTGCAAGATGAGCTTGTGGCAGTCAATGAAAAGCTAAAAGAGTACATCCAGCACGGTGGAGAGGATTTCGATGCACTCAATGCAAAATATGAGGAGCTATCTGCACAGCTTGATGCTGAGGAGGCAGCCGAGTCCGACCGGAAACGCCGGATTGCCAAAATGCAGAAAATTTTGCAGACATTGAAAAAAACGGATTCTGTGCTAGAGACGTTTGACGAATCCGTCTGGAACGCTGTTTTGGAGAACCTCACCGTGTTCCATGATGGGAGTTTGGTGTTTCTATTCCGAGATGGGACGGAGATAAAAGTGTGAGATAATTACAGCCCTGTTGGAGAAATCCGGCAGGGCTGTTTTTTTTTCATAACTCAAGTCCATAATTGTAAAATCCTGGCCTTGCCGGAAGCTTTCCAACACCTTGGAAACAATCCAACAAGGCTGCTTTTTCACTCCTTTTTCCTCTCCAAAACCCACTTAATTTTATTAAGTCCAATCGACACCCCTCAAAAAACGCCACCTATCGTTTGCTTTTTGAAAAAACGCCGAGCTATCGTTTGCACTTTAGGCTGCGAAAGCAAAAAATCATGCACCCGATTTTTGGGGTGCATGATTCTTACATTGTATCATCAAAGATACGATTGTGGTGGAGGCGACGAGAATTGAACTCGTGTCCGAAAACAAATCCACACAACTTTCTACGAGCGTAGTTTATCTACATTGATTCCCTTTCAAAACCGCCGGTAAACAGGCTGCTAAGAAAGGTAGTTCAAATCCGATCCTGCGGTGTGAACAGGCCGCCGGAACGTTCACCACTGCAATGATGCCGCAGCGTAGGCCGTGGTACTCCTACGGGCGACAGTAGCTGACTTAGGCAGCTACCTGCAGGCTCTTGTTAAAGCTTACAGAAAAGTTCTTTTTAGCGTTTAATTTTAAACGTGCCGCTGTTTAAAGAGATGCGACAATCTCTGCTCGCTTATCATGCTTCATCGTCCCCGTCGAAACCGTTACGCCCCCATTCTGCCAATCTTTACTGGTTGTGTTCCTTTACTGCACGGCGAATTTGCCGCTGGGCATCTTGTTTTGCAGCCGTCTGCCGCTTATCATACAGTTTTTTACCCTTACAGAGTCCCACCTGTACTTTCACGCGGGAATCCTTAAAATACAGCGAAAGCGGCACCAATGTCAAACCGTCCTGCTTCACCTTGCCGAACATACGGTTGATCTCCTGACGATGCATCAGTAATTTCCGCACCCGCATAGGGTCTGTCCGGAACAGTCCGTCTTTCTCATAGGGTGTGATATGCATGCCCTTGATAAACAATTCTCCGTCAGAAATATCGCACCAAGCATCTTTCAGATTCACATGCCCCTGCCGGATAGACTTGACCTCGTTCCCCTGCAAAGAAATTCCTGCTTCATAGCGTTCCAGAATGAAATATTCATGCCGTGCCTGCCGGTTTTCGCAAATCTGCTTTGTTCCTTTCGTCTGCATGATATGACACTCCTTCCGCAAATGATGATGTTTTCATTATAGCATAATTCTATCTATATGTCAAGCTTTTTTGAAAAAATCTTTGCAAGTCCATTCATTTCTGGTTTGATGTGAAAACTGCATGATCATCCCGATACCAATACTCCGGTCCGCCGGAAAATTGCAGCATTGCACACTTCGAAATGACTTGCTTCAGATACTCGATTTCATTTTTAGCAGCATGATCCGAGATCACTTTCAGGATATTCACGGAACACCCGTCTGCCCAGCCGCTGTATTGCAAAAAGATATACACCGGTTTCTCGTTCATGACAAGCACATACTCCCGAATCTGAGGATTTCGAATGTGCGGCACTACCATTCTTCCATATTCTTCTGCCAGTGCATTGCGAAATTTTTGATCTTGTTCCCAATCTTCCAGACGGACATTGATCCAATAAACCTGTTTCGCTCTATCGCCATGCACAGTATAGCGATCCAGATACAAAGGAAATCCCTCATAACTGGTAAGCTCCAGCGACTGTAATCGACGCAGCGTGTCATCATCGATATAGAGAAACCGCAACGCACAGGGCAAAAAACGAGAACGCTTATATTCTTCATCATTGGTATCAGGAAAATCCGATCGTTTCATAACGATACCCCCCATTTTCGTTTCCATATCATTTCATAATCTTTTTCCCAAGTATCTTCATCTAAGGCAATACCGCATCAGTTTCTTCACCATTCTCATCTTCCCCTATGCACGGAACAGCTCCGAACCCCTCATATACTCTGCCGTCATTGCAAATCACGCTGACACGATGCCCCTCAATAAGATCAATTTTAGGCAATACCGCACAAAGAGCGTCTGGCGACTTTGCACGCCATCTGCTTGCAAACTTCCCGTCATATTTCACCAAAATGCTCGTGAATACATCAAGTATTCACTCCGCTTTTTGTTTCATCTGACGAAAAATTTGACGACGCATCTGTCGCACAATCTTTGTGCGGTATTGCCTTTACGATTCCATACTGCGAACAATGGCATAAAATCATCACCTCACGCAAACATTCTATCTGAAGTCAGTTCCAGATGTCAATGCTTTTTGAAAACGCTCCCGATTCGCCGGATTCAAAATCACATCATATGGCACTGCATCAATATATGCTCTTTTCTCCCATGCCTGCTCCGGTTCCACCGTAATTTTCGATTCCCGAAATCGCGGGTTGGCACGCAGAAATGCTGTGATCGCCGGATACCACTGATATGTTACAGAGGCAATTCGAAAAGTCACTGTCTCCTGAAACACACCCCACGCACGCACTTTGCACCACGTGTCCTGGTAGACCGCAATCAGCTGCCGTTTCAGCGTGTCGTTCGGCGTGCAGGCATACTGTTCCGCCAGCTTCTGTTGACTGGCGTTTCCGTATTGCTGCACCAGCTTCACAACAGAATCAAACTCAAAAGTTTCAGAGGGGTGATGCAATACTTCAATTGCCGTTTCCGATACCGAAAGCAGCCACGCACCACCTAAAACCATGCCATACATATTCAATCACTCCGCCTTAAAGTTATAGACCGGCTGGATTTCCCGCACCACTTCTGCGGTCGGCGTGATTTGTTCCAGAATGGCTTCCTTGCTTTTGTATGCCATAGGGCATTCGTCCAGCGTTTCTGCACTGACAGTCGAGGAATAAATGCCCTCCATTTCCTTCCGATAGGCATGCACGGTAAAAGAATTCTTGGCATCGCTCCGGCTCATCAGTCTGCCGGCTCCGTGAGGAGCAGAACAATTCCACTCGGCATTGCCCTTTCCTCTGCAAATCAGCGAACCGTCCCGCATATTGATCGGAATCAGCAGCAACTCCTCTGCCTGTGCAGAAACCGCCCCTTTCCGAAGAATCCGATTTTCTATATCGATATAGTTGTGAATTGTCGTGAACCGCCCCTGTTCTTTCAGCTTACAGCCTTTCAGAATGGTATCCGTAATTGCCCGACGGTTCCAGTCGGCGAATTCCTGCATGATCTGCATATCGTGAAGATACTGCTCCAGCAGTTCCCCCTCACAGTATGCCAATTCATAGGGAATTTCCCCGTTTTCTTTCAGCAGAGCATACGCCTTGTCCTGATAGTACTTTGCCACCTGTAAGCCGGCATTTCGGCTGCCGGAATGCACTACCAGATACAGTGTGCCGTCCTCTGCCTTGTCCACTTCAATAAAGTGGTTGCCGCCGCCCAGTGTCCCCAGGCTGCATTCCGCACGGGGCATGGAAACTGCTTCTTTACAGTACAGTTCTTCCAGTCTGGTATTGGCGATATATTTGTGTGCGGCACTGCGAATCTCAAATCCGCAGGGAATATTCTTGTGAATGAAACTGTCCAGTTCCGGCAGGTTGATTCTCCCGGCTTTCAGTTCTACCGTTTCCATGCCGCAGCCAATGTCTACACCCACCAGATTCGGCACGATCTTATCCGTAATGGTCATGGTCGTTCCAATGGTACAGCCCTTGCCTGCGTGTACATCAGGCATAATGCGAATCCGGCTGCCCTTGGTGAATTCCTGTGATACCAGCTTCTGAATCTGCCCCTCGGCACCCGCTTCTATGGTATCTGCATAGACGATCGCTGTGTTGTAAGTACCCTCTATTTTAATCATCGAGTTCACTCCCCTTGTGTTTCTGTTTTCTGGAATATTTCTTCTTGTCCGGCAAGACCTGTGTGGCAGGGTTGACCTTTCCCCAATCGCCGCGTTTCTGGTCGTTCAGTGCTTTCTGTTTCTTCTTGCTTAGTTTTTCAAATGGTACGAATTTTTCCATGATCGTTTCTCCTTTCGGGTAAAAGTGTGTTTCTTTTCTGTTTTACGAATGCTTAGGAAACACTGAATAAAGCTTGTGCGTAAGATGCGTAGTCAGATTTTTCGGCAGATTGCATAGAAATTCCGCAGGCAGACTGTATGTCTGGCAAGGGATTTCTGGGCAATATGACGGAAAATCTGCAAGCAGATTGCGTGCAAAGCCGTCAGGCGGGATTTATGCAGTGTTTCCCTTATACAGCTTTCTTTTCCAGCCGCCGTGACGGACGATAGACCAGCAGGGCAACGCCGATCAATACTGCGGTTGCTGCGAGGCTGACCGGATAAACCAGCATGATCGTCTGGAATGTCTGGCTTTTCTGGAACACGATATAGATCCACGCGAACCGGATTCCGCAAACACCGATCGTTGTCAAAATTGCCGGCACCAGCGAAATGCCAAATCCGCGGAGATAGCCAGACATCACTTCATACAGCATGCTGAACACGTAGGCGGAAAAAATGGTGACCAGACGGACATAACCGATCTGAATTACTTCCGGATCGTGGTTGAAAATCGACAGCAGGAATTTACCGGAAATCAAAATCAGCCCGATTGCCACCGCAGATGCAATGGCATCTTCCGCCAGACACAGCCCCAGTACCTTTCGGCAACGCCGCATATTGCCTGCCCCGTAATTTTGTCCCACAAACGTCGTGCACGCCTGACTGAACGAATTCAGCACGTAGTACGCCAGTATCTCCAGATTGAACGCCGCACTGGAAGCCGCGATCACCGTAGTTCCCAGACTGTTGATAGCAGACTGTATCACAATGTTTGCCATTGCAAAAACAGCACTCTGAATTCCCGCCGGAAGTCCGATTTGCACAATGCGAAGCAAACTCTGCCGGTCAATGCACAAGTCGCTCCGTGACACGCGAACGCATTTGTCAGTATGCAGCAGTTTCCAAAGCAAAATCAAAGAGCTGACACCGTTGGCAATTACTGTGGCAATTGCCACGCCGTTGACGGTCATATGCAGCACGATGACAAAGAACAAGTTCAGAATCACGTTCAAAACGCCGGAAATCAATAGAGCCTGCAATGGAATCTTCGTATCGCCGATGCTCCGGAACACTGCCGCTTCAAAATTGTAGAGAAAAATGACCGGCAGCCCCAACAGATAAATCCGCAGATACAGCAATGCCTCCGGAAAAACATCGTCCGGCACGTGAAGCAGTCCCATGACTTTTCCTGCTACCAGTTCCCCGATAACTGTTACCACAATGCCGCTGAGCACCGCTACGATTAAGGCGGTATGTACGGCTTTCTTGACGGACCGCATGTCCTTTCTGCCGATAGCATTGGCAATTACGACGTTGGCACCCAGTGCAATACCAATAAATAAGTTTAGAATCAGCCCGATCAGCGGACTGTTTGCCCCTACCGCCGCAACGGCAACAGTTTTATCCCCGCTTGAAAAATTGCCTACAATGGCAATATCCGATGCATTAAACAGCTGTTCCAGAATCGCCGTGGCTGCAACCGGAAGTGCAAAGCGTGGCAGCTTGTCCCAAAGTGACCCGTGCAGCATATCGATCTTGGCAGGAACTTTTTCTATTCCCAT